TGTATTTCGTAGACCGAAAGGCCGCCCCCATGGTTACCAACTTGGCAAATTATAGACGCGCGGGTGTGCGGGTGCGAGCGTGTTTGCTGGTTTTGATATGTGTTCGCGGGGTTTGGGTGTGTGTTCGCGGGGTTGCCGTTTCGGCGAGGTGACTAAATGTAAATAAATTTGACCCGTGTGCGGGTGCGCGAGGGCCACCCCACCCCCCCGGCATTTGCTATGCAATCCCGACATCATTTTTATATTTTTTAGGTTATCGATATGGTTTATTTGCGAACCGTTAGGGAACCCCTACGAAACTTGAGGCAAAAAAAGACCCCACCGGGGAACCAGCGGGGTGGAGTTTGCGAACCTCTAGGGGGGAGTTTGGGTAGCCGGGGGGGATATAGGGTTTACCCCCGGCAGGCTTAAAGCTATTGTATAGTTCAGATTCAGTTTTGTCAAGAAAAATCGACAAACTTACCCAAAAAACCAACTAAACAGTTGACAACGGTTCGAAAACTCGCCATAATAGAGGCATGTTGCCTAATTTTAAAGGATATATCCTGTGTTCGAATCTTGGATTCTTGTTTGTTTGTCTGCTGTGCCTAATATGTGCACAGAAATTCGTGACACATTAGGCCCATATCCCACAGAAGAAGAATGTTCAGTTCGAAATGACGAAATGGCACAATATGCCTTCTCAAATCAGCTATTCGAAGTGACAATACGCAGTCGTTGTAAGGTAATTGACGATGAATCTACTACCCCAGACCCAGAAAAAGAAGGAACTGACAGCCCAACAGGAACAGTTCTTGGAACTTCTACTTGAAAATGGGGGCAATGTTCGCCAAGCGGCAGAACTTGCCGGATATGCGTCCGGTTCAGTAGCTTGGTTAAAAGAACGTCTAGCTGACGAAATCGTGGAACGCACCAAAACCATGCTTGCCAGCCAATCTTTGCAAGCCGCGAACAAGTTAGCGAATCTCGTGACTGCCGTAGACATCGAACGAGGTGATGATTTGCGTTTACGGGCAGCAGAATCTATCTTGAACCGTGTTGGTATAGCCAAACAAGAAACAATGAATCACAATGTACAGGCAATTCACGGCGTAGTCCTATTGCCACCAAAGAAAGAAACAATCATAGAAGGGTAGGATTAGTCATGGAATACGCTGACTTGTACAAAGAGGCAATGGAAGCTTATAAAAATCCAGAAACCCGTTTGTCTAGCAATATAAAGGTGCATAGAGATAGATATATTATGCGTCATAAGGCTAAAGGACGTAAAGCTGAAGCTTCAGCGGAAACAGAGAAGGAAGGAAACTAGCTGATGGAAATGGCCCGTAACGTAATTCGTTCACGAATTCAAGGTATGAGCGATTCCGAATACAACGCATATGTTCGTGATTTGGTTCGCACAGCAAAGAATGACGCTGAAGCTGCTCAAATAAAAACCATGTACGACAATATGAGAGCAGCCGGAGAATCAGCCCCTTCTACTACGGTTCGCAAAAAGGCTCGTGGTGGTAAAGCTAAAGGCTACAAGTACGGCGGCAAAGCCTGTTCGCCGCGTGGTCGCAAAGCAATCTATAAGGTATAGAGCGTGGCTCCTCGCAAACGTGTCCTAGTCCCCCGCAACCCAGAGGACTTAGGTAAAGTCGGTAGACCAAAGAAACGTCCCGGCGAATCTAAGACTGAATATAAGCTTTCGCCCCGCGAACGGGCGAGGCGTTCCGTACAGATGCGTTTGCGAAATGCAAAGAAGCAACAGCAAAAAGAAGAAGTCAAAGTTGTTCGCAAAAGAAAAAAGGTCAAAGACCTAACTGCTGCTGCACAAAACATAGAGAATGCCCTGAAAGGTGACAAAACACGTGTTGTTGACGAAGGGGACTTAGATAAACTACCTCCTGCAGTTTCGGAACTCGTAGACGATGCACCTGTTATATTCAAACCAAATGAGGGACCACAAGAAGAGTTCCTGTCCGCTAGTGAACAAGATGTCCTTTATGGGGGAGCGGCTGGCGGTGGCAAGTCGTTTGCTTTACTTGCTGACCCCTTACGCTATTGCCATAATCCCAATCATAGAGGTTTGCTCTTACGTCGTACACTCGACGAACTAACCGAACTGATTGACAAGTCCAAACAGCTTTACCCCAAGGCATTTCCCGGTGCACACTTCCGTGAATCAAAATCAACTTGGGTCTTTCCATCTGGTGCAACCATGTGGTTCACCTATCTCGACAGAGATAAAGATGTAACCCGTTTCCAAGGTCAGGCTTTTAACTGGATTGGTGTAGACGAAATAACCCAATATCCCAGCAGTTATGTCTGGGACTACCTTCGTTCCCGTCTTCGTTCTACTGACCCTGAACTACAACAGAATCTAAACATGCGCTGCACAGCCAACCCCGGTGGTGTCGGCGGCTGGTGGGTCAAGAAGATGTACATTGACCGCCACGAAGAAAACAAACCGTTTCCAGCGTACGACCCAGAGACTGGTCGTGCGTTTGTCTGGCCTGAGAATCATCCAAAAGCAGGTCAGCCGTTGTTCTACCGCAAGTTTGTTCCAGCACGGCTGACTGACAATCCCTACCTCATGGCAGATGGTCAATACGAGGCCATGTTGAGGTCGCTCCCCGAAGTCGAGCGTAGACGGCTTCTAGAAGGTGATTGGGATGTGGCAGAGGGAGCGGCCTTCCCAGAATTTTCAAGGATACGTCACGTTGTCGAACCTTTCGATTTACCTACCAATTGGCCTCGCATTAGAGCAGCGGACTACGGGTACTCTAGCCCGTCCTGTGTGCTATGGGGTGCTATTGATTGGGATAATAATATTTGGGTTTATCGTGAACTTTACGTAAAACACTTGACAGCAGAGCAACTAGCTGATAAAATATTAGAAGCAGAAGAGTTAGACCCACTTCCACATTACACAGTTCTAGACTCTTCTTGCTGGAATAAGACAGGCTTTGGCCCTTCCATAGCGGAGACTATGATGAGGGCTGGCGTTAGGTGGACTCCCTCAGACCGCAACCGTCTCCAAGGTAAAATGGAAATTCACAGGCGGCTTGCTGACGACCCCTACTCTAACGAACCTCGTCTTAGAATATTCTCCAACTGTAAGCATATCACTGCACAGCTATCGGGCATACCTCTCTCCAAAACCAATAGTGAAGATGTAGACACAAAGGCAGAGGACCATGCCTACGATGCGTTGCGGTATATGGTTATGACACGAACCTCTGGTTACCAGTCAATACACAAAACCCTTCAAGGGATAAAAGAACAAGCATTCCAACCTTTCGATAATACCTTCGGATACTGATGGCAGACTTAGACCCTAAAACCGCAACTCTTCGTGAGGTTGCAGAAGCATACGCCGATAAGTCAGGACGTGGCAAGACATTTATGGGGCCAGCCCTTCAGTATTTTCGCAACATGGCTGATGAACCCGGTTCTGCTATTCGCCTGTTCGAAAAGGATGCAGAAGGAAACACCCTTCTTTCAAAAACATTTAAGGGTACTGAAGATACGTCTACAGTCAAGACGGCGATGCAAAATCTTCGCCAAGTCGGGCTTACTCTTAAAGAGATGGTTGGTCCCGACACTCCTGAATACAAGCTTCTTCCAGACAAAGCCCCAAACACAGATTTAAACAATCGTATCTTTGGACGTAGTGAACCAGCTAAAGCTGTATCTGTTGTAGCTATCAATCCTGATAAAGCTAAGATGAGCGAACTGTTCGCAGGTGTTTCAAAGTATCTTGATGACCCCAAGACACGTCCTATAGCCCAAGCAATTATATTTAATCTTAACACTGGTCTTCGTCCTAATGCTGCTGCTGGTCTTCAGGTAAACGCCTATAAGCCAGACAGTGGTGCCATTTATATTGAGGCAGAAACCAAAGGTGCCAAAGGTCGCGCCGTAAACATTCCCTTGAATCCTATTGCAGACAGCATATTACAGGAAAATTTAGCTGCTGGCAACAAGGAAAACTTCTTTGTAAAGCCTAACGGTAAGGTCGTTACATCTAACGATATGACAGACCTTCTAAAAGATGTTAAGGTAAAGGACATTGCCTTTGATGCAGCCACAGGTAAATACTTTGATAGCCTAGCACCTGCAGGTTTTTCTGGTAAGAAGGGTTCGGCTCTTCTTCGTAACATCCACGCTACCGTAGGACAATCGATTGGTATTGACCAAGACCGTCTAGCTTATTTGCAAGGACGTAGCTTAAAGTCTGCTGGTAAAAGCAGCACAGGTGAACTGACAACCTATCAACAAGCATTTCCGGGTGCTGTAGGTGAAGTTGACCGTCAAAATGCAAACATGTTCGCTCAATTCTGGGGTGATGCTGCTCAAGAAGCAGGGTTTGATATCCAAACCAAAATACCTATGCCCGAAACCCGCATCACAACCCAGACTGCAGGTTACGAAGGGTACTTTGACCTTCCGGTTCGCGAAGAAGTACCCGCTGCCTCTCAACCTACAACAGCCCCCGCTTCTGTAGACGAAGCATATCCGGGGATGGCAGAGAAGGCTGCAGCCAAGGGGGTTGACCTTGATAAATTATTAAATGGTATAGCAGATAGACTACCGGGGCCAGTTAAAAAAGCATTTGGTCCTTTAATGATAGGAGCTACTACAGCAGCGGCTGTTGCAACTCAAACAAAAGTCAGTGATGCTGCAGAACAAGTAGGTGTTCCTAAACCGTTGGCAGAGGCTGCAGGAACTGTAGCAGGAGCTAGTGAGTTTGCTCCTGTCACGTATAGTGACGTAGAAGCTATGGCTAAAGGCCGCCAAGACCCAGACGTATTTGGAGTAACACCTGCATCTCGTATAGCTGCAGAAGAAGAAATGAATCCCGGCTCTACCGGATTCGTAGAACAGGGGGTTCCTGAAGCCGCCCCTGCTGAACAACAAGGCTTTTTATCTAGATAAGGAGACGGACCATGAAGGATATGGGCACCGCTTACATTATGAACTCTGACAAAACTTCTGTCGATGACCAAGGTGGCGCAGCAAAGCTGTACCGTGAAGGTCTTGAGTTCGATACAATGGCAAAGCAGGGCGTTCTGACTGAAGACATGCCGAAGAAGATGACTAAAAAGGCAGTTGACCCTTCAGTAATGAAAATGGCTGAAGAACGCGACTACTAAAATCAGATGTCAGAAGATAATTTTCTCCAACCCGCAGACGACACCGCAGTAGCTGTTCAGTCACCTGAAGAGCAGATGCCGGGTCTTGCGGCGTATGTGCAATCGAAGTTCGAAGATGCTGAGAACGGGCGTTACGCTCACGAACAGCGTTGGCTCCAAGCCTACAAGAACTTTCGGGGCATCTACGATTCGACCACACAATACCGCGATTCAGAACGGTCAAAGGTATTTGTTCGCATAACCAAAACTAAGGTTCTTGCGGCATTCGGTCAAATCATAGACATCCTGTTCGCAAACAAGAAGTTCCCAATTGTTGTCGAACCAACTCCGATACCTGAAGGTATTGCAGAGTTCGCACATATGCAAACGCCACTTGACCAGATGCAAGAAGACCCATATGGGTTTGCAGGTGATGGACGCGAATTGGCACCCGGAGCTTTACAGGCCAAGCCAAGTGGGCATTTTCTTGGCGGTTTGAAAAAGGAAATGGGGGACTTGCCCCTTGCACCCGGACCAGCAAAGATGGGCGAACCACAAATTAGCCCTGCTCAAAAAGCTGCTTTGCGTATGGAGAAGACTATCCACGACCAGCTTACGGACACGAATGCAGTCAATGTGATGCGTAACTCAGTGTTCGAATCTTGCCTTTTAGGTACTGGAGTTGTAAAAGGACCATTTAATTTTTACAAGCGTGTCCATAAATGGGAGCGTGATGAAGATGGTAACCGTAGTTACAGCCCTTTTGAAAAGACCGTTCCACGGATTGAGATGGTATCTCTTTGGGATTTTCATCCTGACCCATCAGCTACTAGCATAGATGACTGTGAATATGTTATTCAGCGTCACCGCATGAATCGTCAACAGCTTCGTTCACTTATCAAGCGTCCGTACTTTGATGCAATGGCTATTGAAGAATGTCTTGCCAAAGGTCCAAACTACGAAGATAAATACTACGAAGACACCATTCGTGAGGACGAAACTGAGCCATACTACCAAGGCAACCGCTACGAAGTTTTAGAGTATTGGGGTGTTCTTGATTCCAAAATGGCTCAAGAGGCTGGACTACCGGAAGCTGACGAAATGTCAGAGTTCGACGAACTGCAAGTAAACGTGTGGGTTTGCGGCACCATGGTTATTCGTTGTGTGCTAAATCCCTTTGTGCCAGCCCGTATTCCATTCCAAGTATTTCCATACGAAGTCAACCCATACCAGCTTTGGGGCGTTGGCGTAGCAGAAAACATGGAAGATGCCCAGAAGCTAATGAACGGTCACGTTCGTATGGCA